GATGATGCCATTCGTAAAGGCTACAACATAGCAACGGATAATGGAGACGAGCTGGACCCCGATGCTTACAAAATCCTCAAAGCTTACGACCGAGCGTTTAATGTCAAATTCAAAATGCGGGAGTTCATCCGCAAGGGTCGCATCTTCGGTATTCGAATTGCGATGTTCAAGGTCCAATCGACTGATCCGCAATACTATGAGAAACCATTCAATATCGACGGTGTTACGCCAAACAGCTACAAGGGCATTGTTCAGGTTGACCCCTATTGGACCGCTCCTTGGCTTGATAATGCTGCTTCAAGTCAGCCTGACACGCTCCACTTCTACGAGCCAACCTACTGGATCATAAACGGGAAGAAGATCCATAGAAGTCATTTAATTATTTTCCGTCATGCTGAGCCCGTAGACGTACTAAAGCCAATGTACATTTATGGCGGTGTACCTTTAACTCAGCAGATCATGGAGCGTGTATACGCTGCAGAGAGAACTTCGAATGAAGCTCCTCAATTGGCTATGTCGAAGCGCACAACTGTCTGGTTGACCGATATGGAAGCCGTTATGTCAGACACTACAGCAGCGATTAACCGACTCCAGCAATGGGCAGCGTATCGCGACAACTACGGCATCAAGCTTGGTGATAAGGAAGCAGACGAATTCCAGCAGTTCGACACGAGCCTTGCTGACTTTGACGCTCTTATCATGACTCAGTATCAACTAGTTGCTGCAATCGCTGGCGTACCCGCTACCAAGCTTCTTGGAACCTCCCCTAAAGGCTTTAATGCTACGGGCGAATATGAAGAAGCCAGTTATCATGAGCTGCTTGAATCAATCCAAGAAAATGATCTCACTCCCCTGCTGCAACGGCATCATCGGCTTGTGGTTAAGTCATTCGTTGAGCCCCAGCTCAAGAAGAGGCTTGACTATGAGCTGGCCGTTAACTGGTTGCCATTGGATACCCCAACGGCTGAAGAACTGGCTCGGACCAATATGATGAAGGCTCAGGCTGGCCAAGTGCTTATCCAGTCTGGGGCCATTAGCAGCGAAGACGAAAGGCAACGATTGGCTACTGACAAAGAAAGTGGATACAACGAGATTGGAATCCTAGAAAATGAGCCTGAAGAAATAGAAGGCGAAGAATTAGCGGATGAAGATTTTAACAGCGTTAAAGACGCTATGGACGCTGCCAAATGGGAAGAAGGAAAACATTCAAGAGCAAAGAACGGCCAGTTTGGCTCTGGCGGTGGTGAAGCATCTTCTAAATCGGAAGAGAAGCCAGCAAAAAAAGAAACAGAAACCAATTTAAACGATGACAAAGAGCATTCAGTTCACAAGGAAATTGGGGAAAAATATTCTTTATTAAAGAATGAATTGGAAAAATCATTTTCTTTGTGGGATTTTTTAAAAAATGAAAATGCAGAAAAAGCTGGGATTGATGGGGTAAATGCAAGCCACGTCAAAGAAGATTTATTAAAATACTATGCAGCAAAACATGAAATTGCATCTGCAATTTCCAAAGAATCGCAAGGTAAGTTTTTTTCAGATCTTACAGATGAGAAAAAAAACAACATAATAAAACTTGAAAATGAAGAAAAACCATACATAAAACCTTATAATTCGGCATTGTCAAATTATGGCGACACTCTTTGGTTTAAAAAACTAGAATCAGAAATAAAGTCGGCAAACATTCGATTGAATAAACCTTTGTCGCATAAATATGGCAAAGTCAAAAAATAAAACTAACGGATTAGTTGGTGGTGCATTGCGTCCCAATGCCAGTATTGCTGCCGACTATTCAAAACCGACCATCAATCTAATTGAATTGATGTCTCGCGATGTCGAACGAGAGCTAAAAAAGCTTTTTAAGGAAAATCACTTTGGCTATGGAATGGATGCTTCTATTTCAAGCCAAGCCAGAATTCTGATTAACTATCTTATAGCTAAGTGGGGAAAGCGCTTCAATAAGATAGCCAAGAGCTCTACAGACCGCATGATAGAGCGAACAATCCGAAATTCAGCGGTAACTCTGGGTTTATCATTAAAAGACGCCAGTGAAGACTTTAGGATTGACACGTCTTTTAGGAACGAACAAATTAACGATGTCATCAAAGCCAGTACCCAAGAAGCTGCAAATCTAATCAAACTGATACCGCAAAAATACCTTGCTGAAGTTCAGGGACAGGTTATGCGGAGCATTACGACAGGAAAGGGGATGGAAGACCTAGTACCATTCCTTACAAAGAAATACAATGGCAATATTCGTCATGCGCGGAATGTCGCTTTAGATCAGACGCGCAAATCGTATCAGTCGATAAATACTTCTCGCCTCAAGTCATTGGGAGTAAAGAAGTTTATTTGGGTGCATACTGGCGGGAGCAAAGAACCAAGGCTTAACCATATTAGAATGTCGGGGAATGAGTATTCCTTCGACGATCCTCCTGTTATTGGTGTAATGTACGGTGAGGAAGTTCGAGGGTTGCCGGGAGATTTGCCCTACTGCCGTTGCATTTGTAAACCTGTCATCAACTTTGATTTAGAGGATTAACATGAAATCTAGCGAAAAAACAAACGCACTAGAAGCATCTATTGCTTCGATTTGCGCCAATGCTTCCCTTGGGGAATCTATTGGTATACATGGCACTTACCACTTTAAGTGCTTTGAATTTGAAGGCGGTCCGCTGCTTTGGGAAGATGACGTTGAGAACGTTGTCACTTATGTCGGCAAGAACTTGCTGCTTCAGACGGGCCTCACTGGTTCCGGCTATACGGTTGTCGGTCCTTATATGGGCCTGATTTCATCCGTTGGCTGGTCTCCATTGTCAACGACCATTTCTAGCGGTACTTACACGACTGGAACGGGCGCGGTATCTCTGACCACGGCAGCAGCTCACGGCTTGCTCCCCGGTGATACGTTTACGATTGCCTCCGCTGCAGGTACGGGCTCATTCGCTGCTCTAAATGGTACGTTTTTGGCAACGACCGGAACGACCGGAACCACGCTTAACTTTACAATCGTTTCTGGCCTAACAATGACCATCACGGGCGGTAACGTTACAACCTCCTCAGCTACCCGCATCAATGACACGATGGCTTCTCACAGCCTCTGGACTGAAGCAGGTTCAACAAACGCGCCAACCTTTGCAGCTCGTATTGCTCCAAGCTTCGGAACTGCTGCTTCTGGGTCTATCTCAACGTCCGCTGCAGTAAGCTATACGATGACCAGCGCCGGAACGCTTGAGGGTGCATTCTTGGTATTCGGTACGGGTGCAGTTGCCACGTTGATGAGTACGGCTGGAACGCTACTCTCTGCTGGTTTCTTCACCGGTGGCGCTCAGCCTGTAAACAGTGGGAACATTGTTCAGGTTTCTTATACTCTCTCAATGTAAGGGGTCGATCATGGTTAATTTTGTTCAAGGCGAAGCCGTAACTCAAATTCTTCCTCCTCCAATTCAGGGAACGGTTCTTGGATTTGGATTTGATCCAAATACGGGCAACGTTACGGTTTTGGTCGGCTATGTTGCTGCAGACGGAACTCAACAGCAGCGTTATTTTGAGCAGAGCGAGTTAGAGGCAACCCCGGTGGTTGCTGTCGAACCTCCTGCTCCTGATCTTTCAGCTCCAACAGAGTAAAACTTTATGACTCTAATCCTTGCAGATAGAGTCCAAGAAACCTGCAGTTCTCCGGGGACTGGTACGATAACCCTCCTCGGAGCCCAGACTGGTTATCAAAGTTTTTCGGCTGGCGTAGGAAATGGAAATACCACTTTTTACGCAATAGCCGATCAAGTTGGGGCCAACTGGGAAGTAGGTCTTGGGACGTATTCATCCACGGGCAATACATTGGCCCGTACAACAGTTTTGGCCTCTTCTAATGCTGGCTCATTAGTCAACTTTGCAAGCGGTATTCAGAACGCGTGGGTGGACTATCCTGCAGGGAAATCTGTCAATTTGGATGCATCTGGATATGTTGATGCCGGTGGAAACCCTTATTTAACATTTAGCCCTCAATCATCGAATCCAACCGCTGCAACCGGATTGATCTGGTATGACCAAAACAAAGACAGCTTGTCTTATTACAATGCTACCGGCTATGAGATCAATATAGGGCAGCAAGTCGATCAAGTTTGCTACAACAACACAGGCTCAACTATTCCAGCAGGAACGGCTGTCTACTTGAGCGGTGGAAGCAGCGGTAATTATCCTTACATCACCCCTGCTATCGCTACATCACAGTCAACCGCAAACATGGTCGGCATTACGGGGCAATCCATTGCCAATGGATCGACCGGCATTGTTGTCATCCTTGGGGAAATTTTCAGCTACAACACTACAGGCATGACTGCGGGGCAGACTCTTTACCTGTCCCCAACCACGGCTGGCGCATTGACTACGATTCAACCGGCAAGCCCGTTCTATGCGGTTCGTGCAGGATTCGTGGTTGTAGGCGGTTCCTCAACGGGTATTATTTTTGCCTCTGTCCGAAACGTCTACACGCTGGGATCGAACATCATTAGCCCCGTATCTTTCACCGCATTCAGCACATCATCTAATGTGCTTCAGCTTTATGGGTACAGTTCCTCCCAAATTGCCGACTTGATTGACATTTGGACATATTCGGGAGGCACTAAGGCTTTTGCCATTAACAATGCTGGGGCTATTTACGCTGGAACATGGAATGGGTCCACAATAGGAACGGCTTATGGTGGGACTGGTTTAACGGCGCTTGGAGCAGGAGTCCAAACGGCTCTTGGAAATGCAGTATCAGGTTCAGGAAACTTTGCTCTGACCACAAGTCCAACCCTAGTCACTCCGATTCTTGGAACGCCACAATCAGGAAACTTCAGCACTGGCACTTTTACTTGGCCAACGTTTAATCAAAACACTACTGGCCAAGCTGGTTCTGTTGCAAACTCGGTTACTTTTAACAATGGCGGTGCTGGCGCAGCTTCAGGAACCACTTTTAACGGCTCTGCAGCTCAAACCATTTCATATAACACTATAGGCGCTCCAAGCACGACTGGAACAAATGCTTCTGGTACTTGGGCAATAAGTATTTCTGGAAATGCTGGAACCGCAAGTGTGGCTGGGGCGGTTAACGGTTTTCTTGCAACTGGAGTAACCGCAACAACCGCAGCTACAGGAACAAATAGCACAGTAGTTGCAACAACCGCTTATGCAATAAATCAAGACATAGGCGGTCCATCTCAGTCTTGGACAAATGTAACGTCATCTCGAGCGCCTAACGCGCTGTATACAAACAGCACAGGAAGGCCAATTCTTGTCATAGTTAGCGCAACCGCTGCAGCTTCTTCAGGACAATGTTACTTTCAGGTCAATAGCGTGACTGTTGCATATTCAAGCGTTTCTTCGGCATCAACAAACATTCCAATTTCAGTCATAGTTCCTGCTGGAGCAACCTACTATTTTGGATATGTAAATGTAACCGGAACAATTAACATTTGGTTTGAACTTAGATAATTATGAGATATTTCAAAAATCCAACCTATTTATTTGTTTATGGGTTTGACGAAACAGATACAAGCCAAGATCAACTCATACAAAATGCAATAGATGAGAAATGGGAAGAAGTAACGGGGAATTGGCCTCCCCCTCTTTCTTCAGAAGAACTATTGGCTTTGTGCAAAGAAAAAGCACAAATGTTTTTGCAGCAAACTGACTGGTCTGAAATTCCTTCTGTCTCTGACTCTTCCAGTATTCCATACTTAGTGAATGTCGCAGACTTTATTGATTATCGCAGAACCATAAGGCAATTAGCGGTAAATCCAGTCATTAATCCTATCTGGCCAGACATGCCAAAAGAGCAATGGGGTTCAACTATTGCTGCTTCATCAAGCTAATATATGCTTGGCAATAACCCGTTATCATCAAATCCAATATCAGGAAACATCCTTACAATTACCTATTATCGGGTAACAATAACGGAATCTGCTTCTTCATCGGATATCCAAAGCGAAAGCACGATAAGTGCTTTATCTATTGCAGAATCCGCCTCTTCCGCTGATGTTTTTTATGAAAACACCAATGATCCTGTAGCAATTACTGAATCGTCTACAGCAGTAGATGCCCAGTCAGAATCAATGACTGCTTCAGTAGCTATATCAGAATCTGCAAAAGCTTTAGATTCATATTCTGAATCAATGAGCGCTTCAGTTTTAATTGTTGAAAATTCACTATCAATTGACTTTGTTTTAGAAAATTCCACTGATTCCGCATCAATTGCGGAGTTCATAAATGCTTTTAATCTTCAATCAGAAAGCATGACCGCCCCAATTAGCATTGCCGAATTGGTATTGATACAGGATAGCCAATCAAATGGGATGACGGCTTCCGTTACGTTGGCTGAATCTGGCGCTGCAATCGACTCTGAATCTGCAAATGCAACGGACCCAGTAACGATTGCCGAAGCATTATCGGCTTCAGATTCTCAATCACAGAATACAACCGGACCCGTATCAATCAATGAATCGGCTTCTGCTAGGGACAGTCAATCAGAAAACATGACTGCTCCGGTATCACAGGCTGAATTTTCTCAAGCAATAGATTCTGTTTTAGAGGCCATGACCGCCCCTAATGCAGTCATTGAATCATCCTCAGCAGTCGATAAAGTTTCAGAGAATTCCGTTGATGGGGTCAACATTTTTGAATCAACGGTTTCTGCAGATTCTCAATTAGAACAAATGTCTACTTCATCTTTAATAGCTGAAACGACAAAATTTGCTGATTCTGCAAATGAGAACATGACTGCATTTGCTCAAATTGCAGAAAATGGCTTGGCGGTAGACACAAACACGGAAAACGTTACAGCCTCTTTAAACATTAAAGAATCATCGAATGCGCTAGATTTCCAATCGCAACTTACAACGTCACTTTTAGCCATCATTGAATCAGGTGTAGCAAGTGATTTTGCATCTAATAAGATGACTGCTTACTTGCAGCAAATGGAATTAGCAGAAGCCATTGATTTTGTTGCTCAAAACATGAGCGCATCGGTTATAGTAACGGAAACGACAAGCGCTGCTGATATCCAGTCACAGATACTGACGGCAGCGGTTCAGGTTGATGAATTTGGCCATGTACTTGATGCTCAATCTGAATCTACTTATTTGGTTCTTGCCGTCATTGAGCAAGGGAATGCGGTTGATGTTTACTATTGCGCTCCAATTTTCAACAGCAGCGAGAAGGTTTGGCATTTGGGGCCAAGGCCAACTTTCTGGTGTGAATGCATTTCGGAGAGGCCAGATTATTGGCGCATGGATCAAAGGCCAGATTTCTGCTTTGCTGAGAAAAGATTATACTATTGGCAAGCAAGCCCAAGACAGTATTTTTGGAGACCCAATGAGTAACACTTACATTCTTGAGAAACGGACGAGTGAAATCATTTGGTATGACATTGACTGCACCAATTTGTTAGACACTAATGAAACCATCACTTCAATCTTGAGCATAACGGCAGATCAAGAAGGTCTGGTTTTTTCTGCTTCTGCAGTTAATTCTTCACCTGTTACTTTTCCCGATGGGATCACTGCTCCAGCAGGTAAAGTCATTTCTGTTCAAATTTCTGAAGGTGTTGTTCCAACTGGATCAACCAATCAAATCTATACCATTCGTCCACTTTTTGATACGAACGAAGGCAACACTCGTGAAGCTACCGTTTTGTTGAATGTCACGAACATTCCTTTCCAGACAGGGAGGGTTATCTAATGCCACTTAAAGAAGGTTATTCAAAAGAAACGATTCAGAACAACATCCGCGAATTGATAAAAGCTGGACATGACCCTAAGCAATCAATGGCGATTGCTTATTCAAATGCCCGTAAGTGCCACGGTGTTGATGAAGAGCTTACCGAAGAAGAGATTGAATCTCACAAGAGAGACCTTAAAGAAGAGCCCGATTCAGAAATTGTGGCGTTTATCGTTTATACGGACGGTGACAGAATCCTTTGGATGAAAAGAACCAAGGATGATACCTGGGGGTTTCCCGGTGGTCACGTTGAAGAAGGAGAATCTCCGATTGAAAGCGCTATTCGCGAGTCGAGAGAAGAGACCATGCACGTCCCAGAGACAGGCATTAACCTGATTTATGAAGAAGGCAAGGTTCGACTCTTTGGATGTAATGATGGCGAATTCGAGCCAGAACTGAATGACGAGCACAGCGATTATGTTTGGGCATCCATCGAGAATGCACCTGAACCGTTGTTTCCGAAGATTGACGGGGATGAAGAGAAAATCGCGGAAGCTGCTGAAGCGAACGCTTCGGCAATGGATAAAAGAGAATACGATACAAACGGGTGGTTCGAAGTAAAAGATAACCCTCTCTCAATGGTAGGGGTATTCCCTTATTCTGGTCGGTCGATTTCCGACGAGTGCGACCCAAACAAAATCTATATGGTTTATAGACCTGCTGAGGAGCTGGGCTCGTCGGATTGCGTTGATTCGTTTAAACTTATTCCTTGGATTGATAACCATACTATGCTTGGCAGTGAAGATGCTGGATTGACTCCTTCCGAGCAAAAGGGCGTTCAGGGCGTTATTGGACAAGATGTTCATTTCGACGGAATGACCCTAAAGGGCAATATCAAGGTATTCTCGGAAGCAATGGCCAACCTCATTGCTAGCGGGAAAAAAGAATTGTCATGCGGATACCGCTGCAGGTATGAATACTCCCCCGGCGTTTATGACGGAATGCAGTATGATTACATTCAACGGGACATTCGGGGCAATCATCTAGCCCTTGTCGATAACGGACGCATGGGCCCCGATGTGGCGGTTTTAGACCATTTTACTTTCACTGTAGACAATAAGGAGTTCATTAACATGGCTGAAGAAAACAAAGAAATGGGCGGGAGCCCAATGACTTTGGAGGAAGTGCATAAATTCCTCGAAGAAGTCATGCCAAAGCTGGCAAAGATTCAGCAGCTCACAGGCCAAGAATTTGGTTCTGCTGGTGCGGAAGCTGTTTCCGATGATGACGAAGAAGGTGATCTTCCATTAGAGGATAAGCCTGAAGTAACTGAAGACGAAGAAGGCCCACAATACGGCGTAGGCGGTCAGAAATCTGAAGAAAAGGAAGGCGAAAGGAGCGAAGGCATGGACGCTGCAGCTATTGCTAGAAGCGTTCAGCTCTCAATCGCGAAAAAGAATAAGCTATACGAAAAGCTTTCAGCCCATATTGGAGCGTTCGATCACTCTGAAATGGACCTGAGCAAGATGGCAAAGTATGGCTGTAAAAAGCTTGGCTTGGATGTTTCGAAAGAGTCACGAGTGACTTTCCTTGAGGCATACCTTATGGGCAAGGGTGCTCCTTCACGTTCTGGCATGGACTCTGCTCCTGTCGCTCGTAAGGGCAATTTCGTTTCACGTTTCTTGGAAGGTAAATAATCATGACTGCTGCGAGTTTCCAATCCGTAGTTAACGTCAATCTCGGTTTCGGTATCCCCGGCGAATTGATTGTTGACGGTCCTCAGCGCGTTGATTCTCTTACGCTTGACAGCAATGGCGGTACTATCGGCCTTGCTTTCACGAAGAGCAATTCAACGAACATTGCAACCCAAGGTGGCACTATCACTTCTGGCTCAACCGTATTCGCGGGTATTTTGGTCAATCCAAAAGCTTACGCTTCTTATGGTGCAGTGGGTGGCGCTCCTCTTGATCCAACCATGTTCCTGTCAGCTAACTCACAGGGCGAATTCATGACGATGGGAACCATCGTTGTAAGCCTTACGGGTGCTGCAAACATTGGTGACTGGATTCAGTACAACACCACGACTGGAGTTCTGTCTGCAGTTGCTCCCGGCAGCTCAGCAACCACTGGCAATGCCCTCATCCCAAATTGCGTTGTTTGGAACTATCCAATCAGCGGTGCTGGCTTGACGGCTATCCGTATCACTGACTAATAAGGACTGAAATATGAGCAACTCTCTCGAACGCAGCTTTATTGGACCCCGCGATGTTCGTGCGGTCCAAATGTCTGCCGATGATGTTTCCGATTACGCTGCACTCGGAGACCTCGGTATTAACTTTGGCGCGAAGAACATCCGCGCTATGGCCAACTATGCAATGGATACTCAGGCCGATGTATCCCAGCCTAGCATCACGACTCCTGTTCAGTTCCTTCAGAACTGGCTTCCCGGTTTCGTCAAGGTTGTAACTGCAGCTCGTAAAATCGACGAGCTTTGCGGTATTTCCACGACTGGCTCATGGGAAGATCAGGAAATCGTACAGGGCCTCTTGGAGCCAATCGGTAACGCTATTCCTTATGGCGATTACACGAACGTCCCCCTTGCTTCTTGGAACACCAACTTTGTCCGTAGAACGGTTGTCCGTTTCGAAAAGGGCATCAAGGTTGGTATGCTTGAAGAAGCTCGTGCAGCTCGTATCCGTATCAGCTCTTCTGCTGAAAAACGCGCTTCTGCTGCTCTGGCTCTTGAAATCCAGCGTAACCTCGTCGGCTTCTACGGTTTCAACAACGGTAGCAACCTGACGTATGGTTTCCTGAATGATCCGGGTCTACCCGCTTATGTGACCGTTGCTGCAACGGGAACGGGCGGTTCTACGCTTTGGAGTACGAAAACCTTTTTGCAGATCGTTGCTGACATTCGGGTTGCTGCTGCACAGCTCCAAACCCAGTCTCAGGACACGATCAACCCAGAAAGTGCTGAGCTTACTCTGGCCCTGCCAACCGATGCTTATCAGTACCTGTCAGTAACTTCTGACTTCGGTATCTCGGTTCGTGACTGGTTGAACAAGACCTATCCAAAGCTGCGCGTTATTTCTGCTCCTCAGCTCAATTACGCAAACGGTGGCGCTAACGTGTTCTACCTGTATGCGGAAGAAGTTGAAGATGGCGCAAGCGACGATAGCCGTACTTGGGTTCAAGTTGTACCTGCCAAGTTCCAAGCTCTCGGCGTAGAGAAACAGGCTAAGGCTTACGAAGAAGACTACAGCAACGCAACTGCTGGCGTACTTCTGAAGCGACCTTATGCTGTTGTGCGTTACTCAGGCATCTAATGGCTAGGGGTGGTTTTATAGACTGCCCTCAATACCTGATGTAAGATTGGATAGGCGGGATTCCCCGCCTCTCCAACTTCAAAAAGGATAATTAAAATGGCTAAGAATTACGTTTTTTCAACGCTTGCAAACGATCAGCTCTATACGAACTGGAATCAAGGCGGTGCAGATTTGCCCGTCAAAGGTCATTCAGTTCTCATCAAGGGCGGTACAGGTGTTGCAAATGATCGACTGATTACCCCTATCGGTGTCAGCACTGAGATTTCTGAATATGACCTTGAAGAATTACAGCGCAATGTGCAATTCAAGGAGCATGAAGCAAAAGGCTTTCTGGTAGTTAAAGCCAAGAATGCAGAAGCCGAAAAAGTTGCTTCCGATATGAACATGGAAGATGAATCAGCTCCCTTGACGGATGCTGATTATAAAACCGATGAAGAGAAGCCAAAAGTAGGTAAAGGTTAATCATGACTTCCACGACACCAACTTTCAACGACTCAGCATTTAGAGAACAGTTCCCCCAGTTTGAGGACACAACTGCCTATCCGACTGCTCAGCTTGATGCTTGGTGGACGATGGGAACGGCCTATATCAACATTGATAACAACTATCCTTGGAACTTCAATTCTAAGCAACTTCAGTTGGCTATAGATTTGATGTGCGCTCATCTTGCAGCATCATTTACGCTAATCAATAGCGGAATCCCTGCTGTAGTTGTGTCTGGATCTTCCGAGGGGACTGTTAACGTTTCTCTCGTGCCCCCTCCAGCAAAAACAGCGTTTGGATGGTGGCTATCTACTACCCCGTACGGAAACCAGCTTAGAGCCCTTCTAAGAGCCGTTGCTAACGTTGGTCTATACGTTGGTGGCAGCATCGAGAATCAAGGCTTTAGACGCGCTGGTGGGGTATTTGGCTAAATGAAGAAGCTCAACCTCGAAAAGATCAAGGCAACTCTTGAGCGAGTTCCTGAAGAATTCGAGGGCATGGTTGCTCAAGTTGGCTTTCCATCTGGGATAAATTACGAAGAAGGCACTCCAGTTGCTTATGTTGCGACCATTCAAGAGTTTGGAGCACCAGAAGTTAACATCCCTCCTCGTCCCTTCATGCGTCCAACTGTCAAAGCAAATAAGCACGAATGGACAAAAATCATTGCAAGCAGAATTCCAAAAGTAGTCATGGGCAAAATGACGGCTTTTGACGTGCTAGACCTTGTTGGGATATCCGCTGCTGCTGATATTCAAGTTACTATTTCAAAAGTTGATTCACCTCCCAATTCTCCAGCGACAATCAAAAGGAAAGGCTCTTCTAAACCTTTGGTTGATACTGGTTTAATGGTTGCTTCGGTGCAAAACGCAGTCAATAAGGCTGGTTCTGACTTTACCGCGAAGGGTGGCTAATGAATCTCCGAGCTATTGCTAACAAATATACCCAGATCACGAATAAAAACGTTCAGATCCAATGGAAGCAATCCAATGGATATATCACTGATGATGCTGGTCGGCGTACCCCTCAGACCATTACGTTGACAGTTGAGGCTCAAATTCAGGCTCTTAGCGCGTCCGACTTACAGCATACTGACGGTCTGAACATCAATTCAGTTATGCGCTCGGTTTACCTCTATGGCAATGCTGTTGGCGTGGTTCGAGTGGATCAGCTTGGTGGTGACATTCTGGTTTTCCCTGAGATCCCCGGAGGATGCAATAGGAATTGGTTGGTTACTCAAGTGAACGAGACTTGGCCTGATTGGTGTCATGTTATTGTGACTTTGCAGGACGATTAAAATGGCCGTGACTATAGACATTATCGACCAAGACGTATTTCGGGCGTTTGTGACGTTTTTTAAAACGTACATTCCGTCCAATGTAGAAATTATTCAGCAGCAGGACAACAGGGTTCCAATGCCAAATGGCCCGTTTATTGCGATGAATAATAACGGGATGGATAGGCTCTCCTTCAATGTGGATACTTACGACTCCCTAACCCAAGGAAAGTCTATTCTTTCCTCTATGATTTATGAAGTGCAGCTCGATTTCTATGGCCCATTATCTCAAGCATGGGCAGCGGAAACGGTAACTTTGTTTAGGGATGAATACGCAACCGAGATTTTCCCGGCAAACATTCAGCCTTTGTATGCTGATGATCCTGTTCAAATTCCGTTGATTAGTGGAGAATCCCAGTATATTCAACGCTGGAAATTGGCAGCGAGAGTACAATACAAGCCAACCGTTTCAACTGTTCAGCAGTCAATGCTGGCGATTGAAATTGATCTTGCCCCTATAGACCAGACATTTACACCATAGGAGAATTCATGAGTACCATTCCTTTTTCTCAAGTTGTCAATGTTGTTCCTTCGGTTCTGTCCGCGAATGGAGAAGCAGTCGATCTTAACGGTCTTGTGCTTACTCAGAACGTCTCAGCTCCTTATGGATCAATTTTGACTTTCTCAAACGCTGCTGGCGTTCAGAGTTATTTTGGCGCGTCTTCAACCGAAGCTGCAATTGCCAACATTTACTTTGACGGCTTCACGAATTGCACAGCACTGCCCGGAACGCTCTATTTCACGCAGTATCCAGAAGCAGCAATTGCTGGTTGGCTGATGAGTGGTTCACTTTCGTCTATGACGCTTGGACAGCTTCAGGCTTTAACGGGTACGTTAACCATTACGGTTGCTGGAGTAGCTAAAACATCAGGCACGATCAATCTTACCTCAGCAACTAGCTTCAGCAATGCTGCAACAATCATTCAGGCAGCGTTTACGTCCCCCGGATTTACCGTTACCTACAATGCAACATTAAGCACGTTTGTATTTACTACAACCGCAACTGGAGCAACCCAGACCATGAGCTATGCAGCTACTGGAACTCTGGCAACCTCTTTGATGCTGACTGAGGCAACGGGTGCAACTCTGTCTCAGGGCGCTGCTGCTGGTACACCTGCTTCATTTATGGCTAACGTCCTGACGTTAAATCAGAACTGGGCCACGTTTATGACTGTTTGGGAAGCGAACATCACAGAAAAAGAAGCATTTGCTACTTGGAGCAATTCAGTAGCTCCGCGCTATCTTTACGTTTGCCAAGATTCAGACGTGAATGTTTTAAACGCATCAGCAACCAATACCTTTGGCGATTGGCTGCAAACGAACCAGATCATTGGGGCTTGTCCGATTTTTGGTGATTACACTCACGCTGCTTTTGTTTGTGGGTATGCTGCTTCTCTCGACTTTGCCCGTTTGAACGGTAGAGCCACGCTTTGCTTCAAGTCACAATCTGGACTTGTTCCTTCAGTGACAAACTCTACCCAGTACGCTGCAGTCCTTTCGAATGGATACAACTGCTATGGTGCTTGGGGAAGCAACAACCCAGCCAATAATCAGAACTGGTTTGCTCCGGGCTCTGTTTCTGGCAAATGGCTCTGGGCTGATACTTACCTGAACCAGATTTGGCTCAATGCCAACCTTCAGTTGGCTATGGTCAACTTGCTGACTCAGGTAACTGCAGTTCCCTACAATGCTCAGGGTAACGGCTTGATCTATGCTGCTGCACAGGATCCAATCAACTCAGCGATTAACTTTGGCGCGATCAGGACTGGAATCAATGTATCTGCTGCTCAGGCTGCAGAGATCCAGTTTGCAACTGGCGTGAATGCTGCGCCAACGATTGCCTCACAGGGATACTATCTGCAGATTCTGCCAGCAACGGCTCAAACCCGCGCTGCTCGTCAATCTCCTCCAATCACTCTGTATTATCAGGATGGTGAGGCGGTTCAGCAGATCGTTATGGCTTCAATCGCAATTCAATAAGGGACTGAAATATGGCAACTATTACCTCAGCAAACGCTATCCTTTCGTTAGCGGTCAATAATTACTTTCCGGTCCCTCAGACGATCCAAGGCTTTGCAGTGGATGATGCTTTCGAGGGTGAAGCTGTAGAGCAGTCAGAAGTCCTTATGGGCGTAGACGGCAAGCTGAGCGCTGGCAAGGTGTTTGTCCCATACAAGATGACTATTCATCTTCAGGCAGACAGCCCCAGCGTGTTCCTGTTCGACGCATGGCGCAACGCTCAGGACGCTGCAGTTGATGTTTTCTCTGCTAGTGGATCAATCACGCTTCCATCAACGAGCATGGTTTATACTCTGGTAAACGGATTCTTGACCTCTGCAACTCCGTTCCCAGGTGTTAAGCGGACGTTAGAACCTCTTGTTTATGAGATTACTTGGCAACGTATTATTGGTGGGCAAATCTAAAAATGGCTAGAAAGGAAACGTCATTCACAGCGGACTTCGGGCGCGATGCAGGGAAGCAATTCCACATTACCGAAATGTCCGCTTCACAGGCTGAGAATTGGGCTTTTAAGCTTATTCTTGCTATAGGTAACTCTGGGATTGAAATTCCAGACCACTTAGCAGCTCAGGGAATGGCGGGGCTCCTAGCGGTGGGCTACTTGAATCTTCTCAAAATTCCATTTGATGCTGCAAAGCCTCTTCTGGATGAAATGATGGGTTGTATTCAGGTAGTTCCCTCCCCCAACATTAAACGTGTATTGATTGAAGATGATATTGAAGAAGTGAAGACCCGCTTAGCCTTACGGAAGGCTGTTTTTGATCTTCACACGGATTTTTTTTTAGACGCAAAAGAATCGACTTCGGAATCAGAAGCACAGGGAAGCGCAACAATCGGCTCATCGAATATCAAGCCACGCCACAAACGATAGCAACGGTTATCTCGGCAAGGCTTGCAACACTCCATGAGCTTGATACCGTTTATGGTGTTGAGGACTTATGGATTCTCCTTGAAATCAACGCCATTGATAGACATAACGCAAACTTAGCGAGTCAAGCATAAATGGCAACGGTTATTGACAGTTTAATGATTGAGCTTGGGCTGGATACGTCCAAGTTCAGCACTGCACAAAAAAAGTCAGTCGATCAGCTTCGGAAGTTCGACGATCAATCTACCAAAACCTTCAAGAATACCCAGCGAGGAGTAAACGACCTCGGTGATGGGTTTACAAAAACCCGTGACGCTCTGCTCTCTTTAGGCACAGCTATCGTCGGGATGACTGGCTTTAAGGACATAATCAAGGATACGACCACAACCAACGCAAACATTGGCAGGACAGCTCAACTGTTCAAAATGTCAGCTACGGAATTGGATGCTTGGGGCCAAGTCATGAAATCGGTTGGTGGCGATGCTTCCGACTTTCAAGGCTCAATGCAAAGCATCAAGCAAGGATTATCCGCTGTTCAATTTGGCGATGCAGCAATCCTCAAGCCTTTGGCCATTCTTGGGGCTACTGATGCTGTAGACATTAAAACCCAGAAGGTCGATGTACTAAAACTGGCCGATGCCATTAAAAAATTCACCGACACTTACGGCGAAGAGACTGCATTCTTGCAAGCTCAGGCAATCGGCGTAAACCGCGAATTGTTCATGGTTCTTAAAGAAGGCTCGGCTTCAGTGCAAAGCCTTTACCAAGAGGCTGAGAAAGGCTCTGGAGTTACTAATAAAAACACTGAAGCAGCAGCAGCGCTCCAAAAGAAATGGGGTGATGTTTCACGCGCAATGGATGCTGCGAAAAATGAGATAACAGATCAGCTTAATCCATCCATGATGGAGTTAGCCAAACTAACAGAAGCAAGCCTCCGGTTGTTCATAGAATGGGACAAAACTCTAAATGGTGGCCTCACCACTACTCTTGCATTTGCTGCTGCCCTTGGCTCTCTCACGGGCGCTATGAAGCTATTGGGGCTTTCTGCTCCTAAGTGGATGCTTAAATCTTTGGGAACGGCTGGACTTATCTTTCATTCTGGAGAATTGAATAAAGGGGAAGACGAAGAGCTACGAAAGCTTCGTGAAGCTCAGATGGGTGGTGAAGGCGCATCCAGAAATATCCGAAACAAAAACCCCGGAAACATTAAATATGGGGAATTTGCCAAAGCTCATGGCGCAATAGGTCAAGAAGGTCCATTTGCAGTATTTCCAGATATGGAAACTGGCAAAGCTGCAATGAATGCTTTGCTTACCAGTTACATGAAAGGCGGGAAAGACACGATTTCAAGCATCATCAATAAATGGGCTCCTCCCGGTGTTGATGACAACAACACAAAGAACTACATTGATTTTGTTTCAAAACAAACTGGAATTGATCCAAATAAGAGATTAACTCCAGAAGAGCTTTCGGCAGTTCAGGATGCAATGACTCGATTCGAAGGTGGCAATTGGGGCAAGTCATCTAAACCTTCCGCTCCACTTCCTTTGGGAACTCCTATTGGAGCAACTAGCCCCGGCCCAGAATCGTCAGGGAAACCCCCAGAAAGGGCTCTATTAAATAAATTCTGGGATCAATCAGTTTCAGATTGGAAAGACTATGGGCAAATGGCGATTGATGCCAACAACCGAGCTGGTCAATCCATTCTGCACTCGATAATGAATCTTTCAAATATCACCCAATCCATGCCAAATATGCCACTTGGAGCATCTTCAATGGTTCCCAATTTAGGAAGAGGGGGAAGTACGATTATTGAGACCAACATTGGCAAAATAGATGTAAACACTCAAGCGACTGATGCCAAGGGTATTGCCAAAGACATTGGCGAAAGCATAAAAACTAATCAAATTGTCAACGCTGGAATGCAGGGGCCTAGATAATGCCACTTATCCCTTATCCTAACGTTCCTCCGCTTCCCGGAGTCCCGCCTCTAAGCAGAACTGGCGCTCAATATGTAGGCGCTGCTTTGGCGGTTGTTGCCCAGTTTCTTCCTACTGACTTATTTGGGCAGCAATGGGCAATCATCGACAATGAAACCGGAACGGTTATATTGGTTCCAGATTCATTTGTTGACTTTGAATTCAAGCAAGATCAGAAGATTCCTATTTATCCATTACAGGCTGGAGCATTTGCCAGCTACAACAAGGTCAGCTTGCCTTATGAAATCAGAGTAACTGTTACTTGCAGCGGAAATGGTCCGATGCAAAAGGATAACTTCATCAACACTTTGAATCAGCTTCTGACCTCATTAACGCTTTTGGACATTCAGACTCCGGGGAAGACCTATACAAGCGTTAACCTTGTTCATGTCGATTACAGGCGCGAAGCTCGAAATGGCGCAACCTTAATCATTGCTAAACTTTGGTTCCAGTGGGTGAGAATCGTAACGTCTAACGCTCCAACCGCTCAACCTGATGGAGAATCCCCAACTTCGAACGGCCAAGTATCGCCACAAGAACCAACGGCGCAAAACGCAGCTAATGGAGTGAGTTCAACCAGTGCGGGGAACATTCAATGACGATCCAAATAGTTCCTATCACTTCAGTTGCAGCTCAGACTTTTACTATTCAGCTTGGTGGGCAAAATTGCGCCATAACGCTCTATCAAAAAAGCAACGGCCTTTATTTCGATATGACCGTGAACAACAGTACTTGCGTCAATACGGTGCTTTGTTTGAACTTGGTCGGTCTTGTTCGAGAAGCTTATTATGGATTTGGGGGACAGCTTGCATTTGTTGATACGCAAGGTACAAGCGATCCATACTACACGGGCCTTGGGTCTCGTTATCTTTTGGTGTACGAATCATGAGTTTTGCTTTTCGACAAATTGATTTGGTATTTAATACACCAAACCAGACTCCGCTTTTTTTGCAGAATATCAAATGCTTAGCCACAATTACCAATCCCGGAGGTCAAACTGCTTGGGGTCAATTGCAGCTCAAAGTATTCGGTATGACGCTCGATCAGATGAACACTTACTCAAGTACTGGCGCTTCATTTGTAACCCTGCAAGAACAATCCGTCATCGTTTATGCGGGGAACCAAGGCGGGGCTATGAATCAAGTTTTCGCGGGAACCATATTCAAGAGCTATATGGACTTTTCGCACCAACCAGAGATTTCCTTCACTTGTGCTGCTCAGGCTGGATTTTTCCCTAAAGGCAATGCAAACGCTGCGAACACTTATCCCGGAGACCAAAACGCAGAGGACATTATTGAGGCTCTCGTCAAACAGTTAGGCGGTCCTTGGACGTTTGTGAACTATCAGAAAAAAGCTCATGCCGTACTTCAGAATCAATATGTCTATGGTTCTGTCATAGATCAGATTTCAACGGTTGCTAGGGCTGCTCGGTTCCCAGTCAAATTTGAAAATAATCAGGTCACTATCTGGCCTAACTATGGCGTATGTGATGATACGATTGTAGAAATAGGGCCAACAACCGGAATGGTTGGATATCCATCTTATTGGGAGTCAGGTTTTATTGTGAAGACTGAATTCAATCCCTCTGCCGTCAATGGCCGGGCGGTCAAACTGACTTCTGATATTCCGAAGTCTAACGGCACTTGGCCCATTATCGAGTCAACCCATGAGCTTAGCACTTTGACTCCTGATGGCCCTTGGTTTACAACTGTAAAATTATCATCTCCTCCTCATGTCAGCCCCAACTAATCAGCAAGTCCAAACAAACTACGTTGCTGCTGATGCAGCTTCGGAAGTTGCTCGTCTTAATTACATGATCCGAAGCGCTCTGGCTGGCGTTCGGACAGCCATGCCAGTGCAGGTATTGGCAGTTTCAAACTCTGGAGGACTGTCCCCGGTTGGAACGGTAAACATCCAGCCCCTAGTCAATGCAGTAGACGGCAACGGCAATTCATGGCCTCACGGCGTGATCTATAACGTTCCATACATGAGGATTCAGGGCGGGGCCAATGGAATAATCATTGACCCTGTAGTGAATGACATTGGGCTTGCAGTAGTTTGTGATCGAGACATTTCCACAGTGCAGAATGTTGGAAACAGCATCAATCCTCAAACTGGGAACAACTTTACTTCTGCCCCCGGTTCAAATCGCAAAAATGATATGTCCGATATCGTCTACTTGATGACCATGATTGGGCTTGCTCCAACTCAATATGTCCAATTTAACAGCGCGGGAATCACGATCCTTTCCCCTACTCAAGTTACAATAACTGCACCAAACATTAGCTCAAGCGGTACTTGGTCCCATACTGGATCCTTTACGGCAACGGGTGATGTTAAAGGTCAGGGAACGAGCCTCCACACTCACGTT